CCAAAATTACCGGTGCCCGAATAAATCGCCACGTTCGCGGTACCGTTGAAGGTAGCCGGAGCGGTGACAGACTGCATCGGACAGATGATCGTTTGCTGGTTGATATTCTGAACGCCATCAATCATATTGATTGTAGCAGCCGAGAGTGAACCGTCAAGAACGAAGGAGACAATACCCGTAAGGGTCTTACCTGCCATACCTGAGAGTCCACCCTGTGCAGAAACCACACCTGCACCGAGAGTATTAGCTCCGGTCCAACCGGAACCATAACCGAGCCAAACTGGAGTTTGTGCTGGAATAGCCATATTTTATTTTCCTTTTCCTTAATTAACTTGCAAAATAAATTACGAAGACTAGACCCATCGTTCCTGAGAACGTTGCAGAATAATCAACAGTAAATGAAGTGTTTGAAATACCGTGAGCACCGACCACTCCGATACCTGCGGCAGCAGTATCATTGACACTAGAACGAGAAATGTCAATCGCAGCAATCACAGGACCTTTATAAGAGATACCCTGTGCAGAGTAGTTAGGACCTTCAAGAACGCTGGATGCGTTAGTGACTGTGACGCTATTGGTTGAAATAACGTTGATAGTGAAGGTACCATTATTGCCGCCGTTAGAAAATCCACTGAAAACGATGGATGCGCCAACTGCAAGCTGTGTAGTTGCTCCAATACCGGAATAAACCGCTTGGTTAGCCACACCGCCAATAGTTGCAGGAGCTGTGACGTTCGTAAACGGAATAGTAACCGGATATTGAGCTATTTTCTGGATACCATCAATAAGATTGATAGTCGAAGAGGTAGACGAGCTATCTCCTGTCACAACCGCAGTAGCGACAAGAGTTTTAGCTAGAGGACCGGAATCCTGACCCGCAGCAATCTGTCCTTGAACGGGACCAAGTGCTGGGTTAAGACCTCCGTATCCAATATATGAAGCATTGACTGTAGCAATAGCCATATTTTATTTTCCTTTATTCAATGACCTTAATAGGTTCTGTAGTATGAAGATTAAAGTCATACCGAACCGGTTTCTTACAGGCCGTACAAATAACTAAAACTGTAATGTTCCCCGTGTTCTCATCGACAAATGGTTCCAATGCAAAGAAGTGATGATAGGTCGGATCGCATTCCCTCTTCTTCTCCATATTAACTCCCATAACCTTCTGGCTTATCTTTCCCGTTTACGAGTGGCTGTCCGTGGAGACCTTCAGCGGCATTATAGGAGACTCCGACAACCCCTCCCGGATGAACGAGAACAGCTCCGTGATGCCCGTGAAACATTGCCCCGATTTCGTGTATGATACTTGAATGAGCGACGGCAATAGATGGCAATCCAGTTTCCATACCTCTTTTGATGATATGTCGAATGGAGGGGCGCAATCTAGTTTTAAAGGCATTCAAACTCTCTCCACCCGGAATGGGTTCATCTGGATGGTTCTGGTAATAATCGATCTCATCATTGTGGGCTGCTTTTGGTTTACCGCCGAGATGTCCAACGTTCCACGCTACTAGATTCGGGTCAACGATAGGTTCAATCTCGTGCGGTTCCAATAACACGCCAGCAGTTTGCTGAGCGCGAAGCTTAGGAGAGGTATAAGCCTCACCGAGTTCTTTGTCTTTAAACCACTCTTTTAATTTTGCTGCATCCTGAAAACCCTTCTCATCAAGAGGAGGATCAAATGGTCCACGAAAACACTTGGTCGCATTCAGCGTCGTAGTTCCATGTCGAACGAAGTAGGCTAGAAGGCGATCTGTATTCATAGGACCCTAATTGGTGGCAGAAGGTCCCACAGCATAAGGATTCTGGGGGCAACCCTGAGTAATATAATCGTACATCTCGATCATCACGGTACGTTGGCGGGAGATAGTCTGTTCTTGATGGATGACCACATAAGAAAGAGCTGCCGCGCCAAGTATTAGAACAATGTTAAGAATCCTTGAAAAGGTCATTACTTTGCCTCTTCGTCGGATTTCTTGGTCTTTTTGTAGGTTCCGGCCTTAACTGCTTTGTAGAAAGCATTAAACCGGTCCGCAGGAACGCAAATGGCTCCGATGGTAGACTGAGTTCCGCCCACAAGAAAGCCTATAATAGCATGTTGATCTTCCGAGACAATGGCCGATCCAGAGCTTCCGCCTGCTGATCCAACCTCAACCAGCATGACATCGCTCCATTCCACCCCGCCTGCATCAAGGGGAGGACGATCCAGTTTCACTGCCGAGACATAACCTTCGAAGTATTGCTTGCCCAAACCAAACGGTGACGCCACATTAATGATGCGATCACCAACACCGAGGGTTGCGCTGGTCCCCATAGGAACCACAGCAAAGGTCTTGTCCGTTTTCACTTCAAAGACTGAGAAATCATCGCCAATTGACTTGTCGCCAGCTTCAATCAAAACCGCATTCAAGAAAACTTTATCGCCAGCAGAGTCAGTCGTAACGTAGTACTTGCCTGCTTTTTGCTCTTTATCCGTCTTACCTTCGACGCAATGAGCTGCGGAAGCAAATCTATATCCACCAGGAACCTTTTCAAAGGCCGTAGCCGTACAACGCATGACCATTCCGCCTTCTTCATCCTGCCCGTATAGAAGAACGACAGAATCATAAACTTTCTGAACGAACTCTGGATGGGTCGGTGCTTTCTGAGCAAAGGTGGATGTCAGAGACATAGCCAACAATGTCAGCACTGCGAGTACTTTGGTTTTCATTTTCTGTCTTTATGGCGCTATGTTGGCAGGACACCTGCGCGCATATACCCCCGGTCTCTTTCGAGCCTCCTGCTCCGAGGTCCTACGTGTAAGAATTGAACCTGACTCGCTTTAACTTCTCTTCCTCTGTCAGTGTCTGATATCGTTTCGCCGCACCCTTGAATCGCTGGGCACAAGCATATTGGAAAGCATTAATAAGATGATCGTGCTTCTTGCGGGGTTTATCTTTCGACATCCCCTTCTGGTCGCCTTTAGAGAAGGCATCCCAGGTATAATGGCTCATCTCGAATAGGAAATTTGGGAGACCTTCGAATAGTTCGACTTTGGGGTGTCTGCTATGCGGGGTGACGGTAGCGTTGATGTACTCTCGGCTAACTTGGAGTCCGAAGTCACTCCCCACGTTTGCAAGTCTGATTGGCACATGCAAGGCATCTCTATAGAGGGTAAGTCCATCTTTGTGGGTTTCGGCGTTTCGTTGACTGCCCCACTTGGGGTCAAGCAGCCACCAATCGATTGCTTCTCCGGCACAGAGGTAGAGGATGTTTTTTGCATGTTCACTAACGATTAAATCTCGCTGGTAGTACTCTCGATAGATGAGGTAATTGTTGAAGGGATCAACTGCGATCCAAACTGCCGCAGTGATTCCCGTAGCAGCAGGGTCAATTGATACAATTCGCGGCCAGTCGGAAGGGATATCATAAGCTGGGATAACGTGCTTTTTACGATCCCAAGTTGGATATACAAGTCCTGACTTCTGAACGAATTTACCGTAAAGCCGTGCACCTTCTTCGGGGTCTCCTGCGTAACGTTCTAATAATCTTTTTTTCTCTTCCTCAGGCACGAATGGCGAATTGATAGTGGAGAGTTGGCAGAAAGCAATAGAGTTATCGCCTGCCACCCATTCTTCGTATAAATCAAAGACCCAAGGTTCCCGAGTACCAGAGCTGATGTCAATAAGAGGAGTGAGAGTAAGAAGTATCTTTCCTGCACAATCGGCAGTACGCATATAACATTCATCATATACGTCTTTTTCGCATTCCTCGTCAATCCAAACAAGGTCTAGAGATGCTCCTTGGAACTTCTCACGACCAGAATCGGCGCTCTTTCCAGTAATGAGAGAGCCATTGTTAAAATATACCTGGAAGTCTCCGTCTGACACTCGTTTAATAACTAACGAGTCATCTGGCAAGAAAGGCGGGTGATTTTTTCCATGTCGGAGTTTTTCATACCAGAGGACATCCCTTAGAACTCCGAAGTCTAATCCAACGATCCAGATGTTATTCGCCTTCTCGGGGATCGGTAAGTCCTTAACCCATTCCCACGCAGGCTCGTCCTTGAAGTAATTCTTGCCCAACGCCCACGCAACAGCGATGAAGGCTCCCAGGACAGACTTTCCACTTCGGTTTCCACCCAACAAGGCAAAGATTTTCTTATCGGCAGTAAAGTGGACAAGGGCTTCCTTTTGTTCACTCCAGGGTTCAAAGTACTTAATGAAGGATTTTGTCCTTCTTTTCTTCATCAGTAGTTCAATTGCTGCCAATCGTTCCTCTGATGGCAGTCTATCTAACTCCGATAAAGCTTGTTCCCTCTTCGACATTTATCCTGCAAAAATATATTCAATCGGAGTCGAGGCTCCAGAAGCAGTAACCGTAATCGCTGAAATGCCTGCTGCACCCGTCGGCTCAGCAAAGCCGATGAATGCACCTGGAACCAACGTCAAAACGATGTTTGAAGCACCACCCGTTGGGGTCCAAGTAACCGCCACGGTGTTAGTTGCGTGAAGGTTCTTAATATACATGAAATTCGTCGGAGAAACAGGCAAAGTCAATGCAGTCGGAGAAGTCCCGGCATTGAAAGATTGCATTTCCGTGAAGGTAATACCAGTCGTACTAAGACTAGATAAGACCTTCTGCAAGGCCTGAACGCCAGTCGTATTGTCTGCGATGGAAATATAACCCGAATATGTTGCGGTAATCGCCATTTAATTTACTCTTTCACGCGGTTCGTTTTTAATTGTATCGCGGAGGGCTTCCAAGTCCTTCTGACTCAGTTCGCCAAAAACACTTACTGTTGATTCCGGGCCAACAAATCCCGCAATTTTAGCAGCTTTGAATAGAGAATCGGCTGCTTTGTCTGCCTTGCCCTCATCTTCCAACTGCTGAGCGAGCTGGAGGAGTTTCCCAATAACAGTCTCCTTCTTGAAATTGGGAGAATTGCCAAGGTTTGCGAAGTATCGATGACGTGCCTCCCATAGGAGCTTATTGAAACTTCGCCTCCGAAGTATCAGTTCTGCCTCCGCCGAGGTCACATCTTTGTTTAAATCCATTGCAGCTTGTTTAAGGCTCAAACCGTTCTGAACCATCAACTCAACTGCTTCAATCAGCCAATCTTCAATCTTTTCGGGTCTTCCCATTATGCACCGTGGTTACAAGCTGTGGCTTGGAGACCCGCATTCAGATTCCCAGTACTCTGAATCCCACTCGTTGTGATGGTCCAACCGGGATATGGCTGAGTGATGGGACCCCAATAGGGTGGATACCATACCTGCCTGCCACAATCCTGACAAATCCCGCAGTGACTGCAAGGCCTACAATGGTCGCATTTCCCGCAATGCATACATTTCATATCTTGTTCATCTCCCCTGTCCTCACCGCGGAGCCCATAACTGGGTTCCCTGTCTGTCTCAACTGTGGATCACCCGGGGCATATTGGTTGTCTAGCTCCCCTTTTTGCCCTGGAACCGGTTCTGGCGCTTGCGGCATTGGTTCAATAATAATATCCCCCTTGTTGGCCAAGTACGCGTGAGTCATCAAACTATTCTTCAATGCATCTGCATCGGCTTGATTCTTCGGTACGGGTCCATTCCAATGTGGAATTAGGGGAGGAGGCATAATTTAGGCGCACTACGGGTTGACAGGAGGGAGTCTCAAACGAACTCCTGTTATATATGCGATTGGCAGAGCCAAAAACCTCAAGCTCTTTAAACATAAATAAAAATAAATATCAGTTTCCCCCTTGCTGCGTCAAGGGGACGCAGAGGCGACCCCTAAGTCTTGAAGAATCAATAACATAAGTTTTAGCGAGATTTATCCCCTTTAGCTACAATCACTTATAAAAGAGCCCACCCGGTCAAAATGCACCCCCCGTATCTCCTTATTTTTCAATAACATCCATAATATCGATTGATCTGCTAAGTCCTTTGTTATCAACAGGCTTCGAATTTCAAAAAAGTGAGACGGGTACCCCAAACTCGATGCGGCTCTCCTTGTGGCGGAAGCCTCAACTAGGATGATAACATGTCCTTTCGAATCAGCAGCCTACACCAGCAGCTTCTTTCTTTTTTTACTAGGTTTATAATAATATAATGCGAGAATTTTCAGGACCGCGAAAGCCGAAAATTTCCGGCAACCGACGAAAGTGAGGCCGTGATGAGAGTTACCGCTGGACAAGCTTTCGCTGTAGCAGCGTTGATGTTACCCCGTGTCTAGCCGTCCAATGGTTGGTTTTATGAGGGTCAGCGGCATGGGCAATACGCTTTTAAGAATGCTCGTACCAATGAGTGGGCATTCGTATAGCACGACAACAGTCCAGTTAGAGTATGCGACCCTATGATTGACTGCATGCTAACAGGACGCCAACGGAAGTTCGTTGGTGGGGAATCAGTTAGATTCGGCTCAGGGTATTCTGGCTATGACGTAAGGTGTCGGTGCTGGGATATACCTCAAAGGCCTTCACTAACAGATTCTCTCACCAATGGACTTCGGTCCAGAGTATAGCAAGCGCAAACAGACTTTACTGTTTGGTCGAGTTTGGCAGCTTAGCTAACAAACAGGTGACTATAATGGCCTCCGAACAAAAGGGGGCGATTAAGCCCTCATCCGCACAACTCGATGCTCTCGGACAGTATGTCCGTGAAAACATGGAAGTTGTGTTGTCAGCCAAGTCCGGCAAGTATTATGTGACTCTCAACAAGTCTGCTCGCAATGGGCAGTTTGGTGATTTGGAAGGTCGCATTGACTTCTGCGCTATGGGTCTGACAGATGCATCGGTGAAAGCGGCGAATCGCGTTGAACGAGCAAAGTCAGCATTGGCTGGCCTGACTCCAGCGGAACGGCAAGCGGCAATCGAAGAACTACTTGGATAATCCACCCTTCATTGGGTCATCGGGAGGTAACTAACCGATGGCCTTATTGTAGAGTGGCATCGAACACACGGTGATATACACTGGGGTCATTCTACAATGGGAGGAAACATGCAAATACGTTATCGGCACAGTCTCCGTAATTTGGGGACTGACCTTAGTGACGGTGTGCGTAAGTCGATGATGGCTCGCAGGTTAGTGGATGCGGCCAAATCGAATGCACATTGGGCAGTGAGACAGTACGTCAACAACGTCAAGCGCATTGATAACTTGGCGCTCTACCAATTCGATCCCCATGTTGCCAAGGGAGTGTTTAGGCAATATGGAGTGAATGTGCATATGTTGGACTATGCCGTTCGCAAGTTCAAACGGGAATTGCAAGCTTTGAATATCGCCTCCGCTCAGTAAGCGAATGGAGTGTCGCGAATGTCCCCGCGGCATTCCCTTCTGCTACTAAGCAGAACGGGAGGTTGTATGTTGAATTACCGGTTGTGGAAGTTGTTGGGAGCAGTATTGATGCTATTATCGGTGTTTACGGTGATAGCGATTGCAAGGACAATTTGGACATTGGGAGGACACATTCGATGAAATGGTATACTCACGACATGAATGGGAATGAGGTTGAACGTTCGTTTCCATTGTGGCCTGGCCCTAGCGCCTTAGAATTCGCATTGAAGCGATTGATTTGGCTGTGTAATAAGGCAGATCACAAGGTGAATGATGGTATTGAAGTCCATATCATCCAACGAGAGCGTTGGTTGGAAACTCATCCAATTGCTCCCTGTATTATCTGAGTTTGCCCCACATGGGAGGGGACAGCGATCTTTAACGGCGTCTGTTCCCTTCCTCCCGTTTCATTGTGGGGATTGGTGTAAATGTTCAGAATGTGAGGTGAACAGATCATGGCGGGATACACAAAGGAGCAACAAAAACTTGATTTGAAGGTGCTTGATGATACCAGGGATGCGTTATCTGCCAGATTACTTGGTGAGAAACAATCGCTGTGTGAAAGCTATGTTCTGGATTATGTTAGAATTGCTCGCATGTGGGCTAACAAGCCTCATGTGAATCCGGGCATGGTGAAGCAATTTGCACGAGTTGGGAGGGACATGGCTTATGCGAATCGTATTACAGCATGGCAAATGGCTGAGTACGGGCAGGTTATTGCACGTACACGGAAAATGGTACAAGCTAGTTTATTTCGTAAAAAGAAGAAAAGTGAGACATGTGCGGAGCCGCAAGTTCATCAACAGCCGTGTTTCTGTCTTAATCTTCAAAGAAGTAAAGAACGTGAAGCCGGGATTCAGCTTGAGAAGGCCACATTAGCATTTGTGAAAGGAGATGAGGCAATTGAAGATAAAGATATTTAATACGAGTTATGAATTGCAATATGCCGCATTGAAACAATTGGTTGAGAATCCGAAGATTACTATTATGAGGGTTCTCACAGCAGCGTCAACAGGGGGAGAATCCCCCAGCAACCATTATGTAACCGTGGTATATTCTGAACACGAAGGGGATATACAACGATGAAATTGGAAGAACTTTCGATATTACCTGCTGGTACGTCATTGTGGTTGCGTATTAGCAAGGATGCAATGGAATATGGTATGGTAACGCAGCGCGGTGTGCATTGCCAAATCATGTGGGAAAGTGGTACAGAAAGCTGTATCGATTGCAGTAATGTGAATTGGCATTCATTTGTCGATCACATATTCATTAAGGAGGGTGATGATGCGCCACAATCGAAGGAAGAACAAGGACGGGACGAGGAGTCATCGACAGAGAATTGGGACGGGTTATCCGGTGGGGACAGTCGTTTCATCGAATTCGCGTAAGTATGTAGTTCAACCAGATGGGTCATGGAGGGTAATGAGCTATGAAGATGCTCCTGTATCGTCGTCAGATATTTATTTCACGCATCCTGAAGCACACAAAATGAATATTGCCTCTATTATGAAAGGAATGGAGGCACGTCAAGCAGAATTGAATGAAACAGAGCCAAGTGGAGGAGACAATGCTGGGTTAGCTTAACCAAAGCGCACGTTGAGTGTTTACATATATTGATCTTTTCTAATCATCCGGGTTGTGACTGCCTTTCCTTGGTGATTAGATGAGGTAATATATGATTATTAAGAAAGAAACTCATGAACCTTGTATATACTGTGGTGAAATAATCGCCATATACGAGTATGAGAAACTTGGTGGAGATTGGACTTCTCATATTTGCGAAAATGAAATAGATTATGAGAAAACGGATGTTAAGCCCTCTAGGTGTGAGCGAAAATGTCCCATGTGTGGGGTAATGCATCATTGGCCGACGGAAGATAAACTTTGTTATAATTGCGAAGGGGTATGGACAGGGAGAAACGATGAAATTTCGCACTGAAACAGGTAGTTTGTATGAAATTGACCATGAGAAAAAGACATGGACACGTTTGCAAGAGCCGAATATTGTTGGAATGGCTCCATTACGAACGGCGAC